TAAACATATAGAATCTGATAATCATATTAACTATGAAGAATGTTTAAGAGTAGGTAGAGATAGTTTTATTATAGAAGATGAATCAATTGCAGAGTTGAGAAAACATAATGACTATGATAAAATTAGTCTGATAAAAGGTGATGCAGCTGCAATTAAAAATCAAACATCAAAATCTTTAAGGTTGATTGATACAAAAACCTTTAAAGATATACTAGAATTTGTGAGGTAATATGAACTGTTGGTTAGAAGATAGAGCAAAAAGATTTAAGAATTTATTTACTGAAGATCAGTTAATAAACCCTTTCATAGCGGTAATAAAACCTGATAAGTACGATTTATCTTGGTTGAAAAAAAGTTCAATGGACTATTTGGCGGCTGTAATTAATTATCCTGAGTATCAAGGTGAAACAGACCTACTTAATGCTTTTGAATTTGCAGCTGGAAAAAATGCAGTACCAAATATAACACCAACTGGTATGATATTACCAAAAAGGCACTCATCATTACAGTATAATGTTTTTTTAAGATCATTTTATAATTTAGTAATGAATACAAACGTAGGGCCTAAATTAGAAAGTTGTCACACACCAGCTCATTTAAGAGTTAAATGGCCTTTAGCTGTAGAGAAAGATTTAGATAGACCAAGACACGCACCAGAGGATTTACACTTTGATAGTTGGAGTGGTTATTCATCACATAGCATGACATTCTTATTGGGTATTCTTGGTGATGTTTCTGGTAATCGTGTTCGTTATTTTCAACCAAAAGGAAGTTTTGATGAAGATTGGTTGTTAAATAAACCAACACCAGAATTTTTATTAGAACACTATGATGTAGTTGATTATGCACCAAAATATGGGGAAATTGTAGTCCTAGATACTTGTGTATTACATCAAACATATAGGGACGCTGGGTGTAAGATTCGATTCTCAATTGATAATTTATTTTTATCAAAAGAAAAATTAGCATGGCAAGAAAATATAGAGAAACATAGAAAAGATGAATTGACAGACCCTAGAGTATTAAGTGAAATTGGAAGTGATTGTCTTTATTTTTGTACAGATACAAATGAACAAAGAAAAGATACTCAAGGCGGTGCTATAGACCCTACTAATTATGAGTTTTATAAAAGACCTGTAACCATAACATATAGGATATATGACGAATGAAACTATCAGATAATTTTTCTTTGAAAGAAATGATTAAGAGTCAAACAGCTCTAAGAAAAGATATTGATAATGAACCAGGTGAAGAAGAAATTGAAAATTTAAAATTACTTTGTGAAAATGTTTTACAACCAGTAAGAGAATATTATGGTAAAGCAGTAAGAGTAAATTCAGGCTATAGAAGTCCTGAATTAAATTCTGCTATTGGTGGTTCTAAAACATCAGACCATTGTAAAGGTATGGCAGCTGATATTGAAATAAACGGAGTTGCAAATGCTGAACTAGCAGAATGGATAGAAAAAAATTGTGAATTTAGACAATTGATACTTGAATTTTATACACCAGGAATTCC